TTTAGCCGATATTGCATTACTACCAGCCGTCTTTAAAAAATTAGCAACCCTAGGAGTAAAGAAGTTTGGAAAAACTAATTTAAAAACGATGGCTCAAGATCCAGAGTTACAAAAACAATTCCCTGCTGAGACACAAGAAATATTATCAATTACGGGTGGAGGATTTACACCAGCAGGTGTTGTGAGAGAAGCAGAGATGGGTGGAAGTGCACCAATAAGAACAGGCTATGGTGAAATTACAGATAAAATAAAAGATTATGTAAAAGATAAAGAAAATCTAACTGTTCAACAAATAGCAAAAGACTTAAATGTTGGCGAAAAAAATGTTCGTGAAGCCTATAGAGTTAGTCCTGAAATAAAAAGTAAAATAAAAAAAAGTAAGGCAGGATATGATTACGACAAGATTAGAGATTTTGTTAATTCTCAAGAAACTACTTCCTACGAAGAAATTAAAAATGCAACAGGTATTTCTTCCGATAATATCCGAGGATTTTTTTCAGAGAATCCTACATATCAAAATAAAGTTTTTAATTTAAAAAAGAAAGATTTTGGAAGAGGTCCTGAATCAGTTTCATCAGGTCTTAAATATTTATTTGATAATGCACCTCAGGATAAACTTTTTACTAAAAAAGAAATTCTTGATGAATACGGTATTGTCAAACAAACACTAAATAGATTTTTGAAAAAAAATGATAAATACATTGAACAAATAGATCCAGATGTATTAAGAGAAAATTGGAAACCTGCGGGTGCAGGATCAGACAATCCAACTTACAATCGTTCAAAAATAATACAAAAATATAAAGATACTTTAGGTATTAAAGGAGAAGCAGAAAGAAAGTTTTTTGATGGAATTATAAGAAGTTCACGACCAGAATATTTTGGATATGATTATAAAGATTTTACAAAGGGAGAGTGGGCAGATTTTGTAATGAAAGATTTTCAAGATAATTTTGCAATGACTAATTGGAAAGATGAGTTTGCCACTGATTTAAATACTTATAAAACAATGGAATCTGATCGAAAAAAAGCTAATAAACAAATTAAAGATTATTTTAATGAAATGCAGAAAAAATACCCTGAAAAATTAAAAGATTTAAATTATAAAGACTTTGAACTGCAAATAGCTCATAACTTTCCCTTAGGTGCCACCGCACGTAAAGGTGAATTAATTGAAGCGGGAGGACTTTCAGGAGCCCTTCGTTTGAGTTATGGGAAAACAAATCTTGTTTCTCATAAACAATTAGAAGAATTACTACATCAAAACTTAATGGAGTTAAAAAAATTAAATTTAGGTAAAATTACTACAGATGTTATACCAAAAGAGTATAACGAACTTTTTGCAAAGATTGATAAAAAGGCAAAGGATTTAGGAACAGTAATTTATTTTAAACTAGGAGATAAGATGCAAAAGGTAGGTATGGAGAAAACACCATCACCAGAAGCTTTAGTAAGTTCTTTTAAAAATCACTTAAACAAAATTGTAAGACAATCAGGTGAAACTTATGCACCTCGTAAAACAAAAAAAACAAAAGGGTTTACAACAAGAAATATTATTATGACCAACAAAGGAACAAAAGAATATGATAAAGATATCCCACCAGGAATTACAGGTCCTGTCGCTGACCTGTTTAACAAAGGTGGTCCTGTCCGTATGGCCATGGGCGGTGATCCGTTGCAAAACATCAATCAACAACAGTTCTCACCCGACCCTGCAATAGACCAAGACTACTTTCAAGAAGCAGTGCAGTCTGGTAATTTACAAGCAGCCAATTTATTAAATCTCTTTAAAGTTTTCAAAAAACCTAAAGCGATGGCAACACCATCCAATGTCAAACAAGTAGAACAAGCAAGAGATCCTATACCAGCACCAACAGGCTCGCAGGAGATTGCACCGTTGCCTGCAGGAAGACAAGATTTCTTTTTCAAATCATATTTTCTCGATCAACTAAATAGTCAAAATGCACCAAAGGCTTCGACACCTCAGGGTTGGAGAGAGTTCTTAATTAAAGGAAGAAAAGTTCCTGAAGCAGAAATGATGGATACAGGAATTTTGCAATATCTAGAAGATACTGAAAAGTTCTACCCTAATAAAAAAATTACAAAAGAAGAGTTAGAAAATTTATACGACATGTCACCCTTAGGTAACTTAGAAGTTCGTGTGAAAGATTCTAGACGTATTATAGAAGTGGATGATGTTCCTGCGGAAGAAAACACAAGAGACTTTTTAGATTACAATGCAGATCAAGGAAGAGCAAAACATAAAGGTGCAGGTAGTGCTAAAATTGATGAAGCTGCAGATGAGTATTTTGAAGTCGTAGTTAACGTCCCTCAACTACCCGGTCAAGAAAAAGTTTTTGTTAATTCAGGACATTTTTCAGAACCAAACGTTTTAGGTTTCACTCGTGTAGGAACATACAAGAACGCTGACAATCAAACAGTGGCGGTCATTCAAGAAATGCAAACTGATATGCTAACCGAAGTTCGTAAAGAACAAGAACGTTTGTTTGCAATGGTTAATGCACTGAAAAGACAACGTGCCGATTTAGTTAATCAAGTAGAAATGGCTCGAAACTTGGGTCCCGGAAACGTTGACTATGCCACAAATAAATTAAGACAATTTGATCAAAAATATCCAGAGAGTCTATTAAATGATTTAGCACAAGATAATTTAATTCAACCTTTCCCTAATATCGTTGCGAAAGAATTAATTCCAGAAAAAACACGCAACCTAAATGCAATACAAGATGATATTAACAAACTAAGCATGGCAAACGTTGAGCAATACGCAGACCCTGCTTATAAGACTAAGATTTTTGATTTAGCACAAGAGCAAACAAAAATTCTGGATGACTTAATGTCCATGAATCGAAGTTCGAATTATCAAGAAAAGCTAAAAGATTTTAAAGTACCCTCTACATCCAACCGAGAGGAATTACAACGAATTGGAGAGGTAGATACTTATCTACCAAGTGATTATAATATGAAAAAATTAGAATCGTTTCCTCCCATACCATTTAATAAACAAGCAGACTATGTAGATCTATTAATTAAATCAACAATCAAAGCAGCAAAACAAAAAGGTATTGATCGAGTGGCTATCATGCCTGCTGATATAGGTGCTAACCCTCGTTGGGGTAAGAGTTCGGATGAAGCGAAAAAGAAGTTTCAAAACTTGTATGACAAAGTGGGTGTTCAACAATTAAAGAACATTGCAAAAAAGTATGATGGTACATTAAATGTAGAAAAGATTATTGATCCCAGTAAAACTAATCGTGGTTTAACATTCCTTAATAAAAGTCCAGACGGAGAGTTTCAGTTTTTAAAACAAACAGAAACTAAAAAAAATGTATCGGATGCTGAAAGAGATGCTTTTTATGATACGGAAATAACTAGAATTGCAAGTGGAGTAAATGAACCAGGTACAATAGTTTTGACTAGAGAAATTGCACCAGGTCAAATGATGGATTACTACCTTGTAGAAGGTCGTGGAGATGCCACGGATGTAGGATATCGTATGATACCTTTAAAAGAAGGTGAAAGTGCAGATGATGCACTTATAAAGATTGTGGAATATAATCCTAGCGCAATTGATATGTATACTATATCATTTGATCCTTCCAAATTGGAAGAACCAATGTACTTATTTAAGAAAAAATCAGGTGGAACTATTGATAAAGATAGTTTAGTTTCTATAACAGATATATACGGCGAATATGGTAGATAAATTTAACAGCTCATCACGTGATCCAAGCGACATTAATGATGCCAAAGCAATTGGTCCTGGAGGTGATGATAAAATTGATATTGAAGAAGTAGGTAGTCAAATAGAGGTGAATCTATCTCCTGATCAAATAGAAGATAGTGTAGAAATAATTGAAGATGGTTCAGCGATAGTTGGTGATGTAGACATACCAGAAGAATCAGGATTCAATTCAAACTTAGCAGAAATTTTAGATGAAGGGTATTTACAATCTCTTTCTAATGACCTTATGGATAAAGTCGAAAATGACAGATCCTCTAGAGAAGATTGGGAAACTGCTTATACCAAAGGTTTAGATTTATTAGGTTTCAAATATGAAGAACGCACCAGACCATTCAGAGGTGCTGCAAGTGTTAATCATCCTGTCCTAGCTCAAGCTGTCACACAATTCCAAGCGATGGCTTATGTTGAATTATTACCTAGTGATGGTCCTGTTAGAACTCAAGTTGTTGGTGCAAACAATGAACAACTTCAATTAGCAGCAGAGCGTGTAAAAGAATATATGAATTATGAGATTACTCATGTCATGGAAGATTATAATCCTGAAATGGATCAATTGTTATTTCAATTACCTTTATCAGGAAGTGCATTTAAAAAAGTTTATTATGATGAAGTTCAAGGTAGAGCTACATCAAAGTTCATTCCTGCAGAAGATATTATTGTTCCTTACGGAGCATCAGATTTAGACAGCTGTGATCGAATTTCACAAATTGTAAAAATGTCTATGAACGATTTGAGAAAGAAACAAGTTTCTGGATTCTATCGTGACGTAGATTTACAAGCATATGATGGTGATGATGAGTCAGGTCTTCAAGAAAAAATGGATAGAATAGATGGCGTAAATCCAAATAGCTATCAAATGGATGACATGTCGGAATTATATGAAATGCATGTTGGTTTAGATTTGGAAGGTTTTGAAGATTTAAACCCAAAGGATGGTGAACCTAGTGGAATTAAATTACCTTATGTCGTTACTATAGATAGATCGTCAAATAAAGTTTTATCTATATATAGAAATTATGTTGAAGGAGATCCACTAAAAAGAAAAAATGAATATTTTGTTCACTACAAGTTTTTACCTGGACTAGGTTTTTACGGGTTTGGTTTAATTCACATGATTGGTGGTTTGACAAGAACTGCCACAACAGCATTAAGACAACTATTAGATGCAGGTACTTTGTCTAATCTACCGGCAGGTTATAAGTCACGTGGTTTAAGAATACGTGATGATGATCAACCATTACAACCTGGTGAGTTTAGAGATGTTGATGCACCTAATGGAATTATTCGTGAAGCATTAATGCCATTACCTTACAAAGGTCCTGATCAAGTTCTTATGCAACTACTAGGCTTCTGTGTGGATGCTGCAAAACAATTTGCAACTGTTGCAGATATGCAAACATCTGAAATAGGTAAATCACAAACTCCTGTGGGTACCACCATGGCTCTTATGGAACGTGGCACAAAAGTTATGTCTGCTGTTCACAAAAGATTACACTTTGCTCAAAAGAAAGAATTTAAGTTATTAGCTAAAATTTTTAAAGTAGCTCTTCCACCCGTATATCCTTTTAATGTTCAAGGCGGACCTAGACAAATTAAGGCTCTCGATTTTGATGACAACATAGATATATTACCTGTATCAGATCCAAATATTTTCTCAATGTCACAACGTGTGACGTTAGCACAAAACCAATTACAACTTGCTCAAAGTAATCCTCAGATGCATAATTTACGAGAAGCTTACAGAAGAATGTATATAGCTTTAGGTATTAAAGATATTGAACAAATACTTCCAATACCACCACAACCTCAACCACAAGATCCAGCTATGGAACATAGTGTTGTTTTACGTGGTGCTCCTTTACAAGCTTTTCCAGAACAAAATCATGAACTTCACATTAAAGCACACAGAACATTTATGTCATCTGTTTTAGTGAAAGCTAATCCAATGGCAGTTATGAATTTAGTTTCTCACATCATGCAACACACTTCTTTACTTGCTACACAAACTGTTGATCAAGCAATGGTAGAAGAAGCGGAAAAATTACGTCAACAATTTGGTGAACAAGTACCACCAGAGGCTTTACAAGCA